GCCGTAGATGGCCGTCATCGCGATCATCGTCGTCACTTGGACCCGGATCAGGTCGGCCTTCAGTTCGGCCATCGCCGTCCGGAGGTCGGCCAGATCCGCCTTCGTCGCGAGGTCGGTCCTATACAGTTCGCTCACCATCACCGACATGACGCCACGCTACCAAACTCACGGCGGGCCGTCACTGACGCTCTTTTGACAGGCGACTGTCAATTTTTTGACACTCGGCGTAGACTGACGCGCGTGGGAGGCGCCGGCTCCGGACGCAAAAAAAAAGGCTGGAAACCGCCCTTGCCCTCGGTCGTGGCCGTGCCCGCGACCGTCACGCTGCCACCTGCGCCGGTGCATCACGGCCCGATCGTCTGGCACCCCCACGCCAAATGCTGCTGGTGCGGCAAGGCCTTCTGGCAAAACGCGCTCGGCCAGTGGGTCTGTCCGACGCTCACCTGTGCCGCGCGCCAGGAAGCCTGGGGCATCCGCATCCGCTCGGGCGAGACCGACCGGTTTGTGTTTCTGCCCACGCCCCGGCAAGTCGAATTCTTCGAAGCGCAACGGGCCTGCGTGCGCACGCTCTATGGCGGGGCGGCCGGCGGGGCCAAGTCGCACGTCCTGCGCTGGGCGCTCTACAGTTATTGTCTCCGCGTGCGGCATCTGTCGGCCCTCATCATCCGCGCCAACTACAAGGACCTCGAAGAAACGCATCTGCTCAAGATGGAGCGAGACGCGCACCTGTTTGGGGCGAAATACAACCGGGGCGAGCGGCGGCTGTACTTTCCCCGCACGGGGGCCACGATTGTCGGCGGCCACATGGACGACAAGCAGGCCAAAGAGTCGTACCTGTCGCGCGAATACGACATCATCGTCCCCGACGAACTCGTCACCTACGACGAGGGCGACATGATCGAACTGTTCAGCCGCGCCCGCACGAGCAACCCGGCGGTCATCACCGCGCTCGGCGGCCCGAAAGTCTGGGCGGCGAGTAACCCGGGGCCGCGTGGGGCGCTCTGGGTGCGGGACTTTTTCATTACCAAACAGCCCAATCCCGACACCTACCCGAAGTACAAGCCCGAGTGGCACACCTTCGTCCAGGCCAAGGTCGACGACAATCCGTACATCGATCTGACCTACCGCGAGAACCTCGACCAGATGCCGGAACCGCGCCGAAGTCAGCTCCTCGAAGGCGATTGGTCAGTCTTCGAAGGCGCGTTCTTCGGCGCGTTCAAGACGTTCCACAACGGCCAGGAATGGCACGTCAAATCGCGCGTCATTCCCGCCGGCACCGAGTGGTTCGCGTCGATGGACTGGGGGTACAACCAACCGTATTGCGTGTTGTGGTGGGCCGTGCTGGCCGACGGCCATCTCCACCTCGCGCGTGAGTTGAAAGGTCAGCAGGAAGACCCAGTCGACGTCGCGCAGAAGATGGTCACCATCACCCGGACGCTGCTCGGCGAGATAGGTCGGCTCCGCTACGTCGCGGGCGACCCGTCCATGTGGAACAAGACGGGCCAAGACCATGGCCGCGCCATTGTCGAGACGTTCCGCAGCGCCGGCTTGCCGATGCGCAAGGCCGACAATCAGCGCGGGAAGAACGGCTGGCAGAATTGCCATGACTTGTTGCGCACGGCCCCCGACGGCAAGCCCTGGCTCACGGTCGACCCATCCTGCCGCTACTTTCTGCGCACCATTCCCATTCAGGAACAATCCACCCACGATGCCGATGACGTCGAGACCGATGGCGACGACCATGCGGCCGATGCGTGGCGCTATGGCGCGAATTCCCGCCCTGGGCCGGCCAGTACGCCGCGTCCGAAAGCGCCCATCCGAGGCTCGGTCGCGTGGGACATTCAACAACTCCGTGAGGCCGCCCTGCGATGACCACCGAGATTGCGCCCGACTATCTCCCTGACGCTGCGCCCGAGGTCGCGCCGGTCGATACGACCCGGCTCCCCTTGCCGCTCGATGGCCCCGGCTCGCTCGCCTTCTGGCGTGGGGAAATCGCCGCCGCCCGCGACGAGTTGAAGAATGAACTGCCCGACTGGCGCGAAAACCTGAAACGCTACACGGGCGGGTACCGTCAGGCGCAAGGGTTTGAACTCCGCGACACGACGCAGGTCAATATCGATTACGAGAAAACCGAACAGAAGAAAGCACAGCTCTTCTATAAGGTGCCCGAAGTCGTGCTCACCCCGCGCAATCCCGACAGCGCGGCGGCCGTGCCGGTCTTCAACGCCGTGCTCAATCAGAAACTCGGCCCAGACGACACCGACGTGCTCTCGGCGGTCGATGAGTGCTTGTCCGACGTCATTTGCCCGGCCGGTCTCGCCTGGGTGAAAGTCGGCTACACCGCGAGCGTCACCCCCCCGACCGCACCGGGGCTGCCGCCGACGGTCTCGCACAGTTGCTACTACATCGAGCGCGGCTCGCCCGCGAAACTGCTCGTGCCGTCCGGGTTCATCCGCAGCAATTACCAGCAGGCCGACTGGCTCGGCTTCCGATCCTTCGTGGACGACCAGGAACTCGCGACCCTCAGTGACGTGCATCCGCCGTCCAGCGAGGCCGGCAGTCAGTACGACCAGGACCTGCTGATTGACACGTCCAAGCACCACGTCGGTCGGCCAGGCAAGGCCGTGACGGAAATCTGGTACTGGGCGTACCGCATCGACCCCACCGTCACCGACCGGCGGATTGTCCGGCATCTGGTGCTCGTCGAAGGCGAAGACGCGCCACGCGTGCATGAGGATTCGCCGTATCAGCGGCTCGATCCGCAGAGTGGCCATCTCCTTGGCATCGAGGGGTTCCCCATCAAGGTGCTCACGCTCCGGTACACCCCGGATTCGCACTTTCCGAAAAGCGACTGTCAAATGTCGCGCCCAGCGGTTGATGAACTCAGCCAAACGCGCACGATTCAGATGCAGCAGAAACGCCGGGCGCTCCCGATGCGGGGCGTCGACCGGGGCCGCATCGATCCGGCGACGATTGCGAAACTTGAACAGGGCGAAGTGCAGTCCATCATTCTCACGGATGGGGCCCCGCACGAAATCATCGAGATGATTGCGCTGCCGACCCTCCCGCGCGACACCTCGATTGCCTCCGACATCTCCATGCGCGACATCGACCGGGCGTGGGCGCTCGGGCAAAACCAATCCGGCATCACCGAGCAGGGCAGCAAGACGGCGACCGAACTCACGTACATGAATCAGGCGACGGACATCCGCCTCGATAAGGAGCGCGACAAAGTACTGCGCTGGTTCGTGAGCATCGTCTCGGCGCTCGGCGGGTTGATCCAACTGTTCGCCGACGACATGGACTACGTGGAGTTGGCCGGCCCCGGGGGCGCGAAACAGATGCAGGCCTGGAATCGGCTCACCGTGCCCGGCAAGTTTGTCTACAACGTCAAGCCCGACAGCGCCAAGCGGCTCGACCAGCAAGCCGAACGCAAGATGGCGCTCGACCGGTACCAACTCACGGCCAATGACCCGTTTAATAACCGGCTCGAAGGGTTGCGTGACGTCTATGTCGCCTTTGGGGAAGATCCGGCGCGGCATCTCCAGCAACCGCCGCCGCCACAGGCCCCGCCACCCGAGAAGCCGCGCATCTCGCTCAGTTTCAAGGCGGAGGATTTGACGAACCCGATGGTGGTCTCGCTGCTGCAGCAGTCCGGGTTCCAGATTGACCCGGCCGCTGTGAAACAAACGCTCGCGCTACAACTGGGCGACCCGGCGCTACTCGCGGATGCGGCGAACACGCCGAGTACGCCGCCGCAACCACCCGCGCCCAGTCAGCCGAATACCGCCCACGGCGGCAGCGCGCAATTGCAAGCACCGCTCAACCAGCACGCCCTGGAACATTCGATAGGAGGGGGACGATGACGACGAAAACTAAAGACTACGAGACGACCGGCCCGGTGAATCCGAAAGACGACGACAAGACACCCGCGGTCGACGCGCCGGTCACGGCGGCGGGGATTGCGGTACACGACACCGCCGGGGGGCCGCTCTGGCTCCGGGGCGATGCGATTGACGCCTGGCAGGAGGTCGACCCCACACAACCCGGCCGCGTGCGGCTCTGGCTGCGGAGCGGCCAGGTCCTGGTCGTCGAGGCGAGCGCGGTCGCGCACGCCGCCATCGCCGCGGCCGTGCGATGAGTGACGAGCCGAGAGCGGTCGAGTCTCCCTTTCGCGAGGTGCGGTCCACTGAGAATGTCCCGGCCGTGGCGCCCACCACGACGGAGATACTCGACCGCTCTGGACTCGCGCCCGCCGTGCACTCCGACAAACTCTGGGACGCGGACCAACTGCCCGACGGGTGTCTCTCAAATCTGGACGTGGAACCCATCCCCGCGCAGGACATGACGAAAGCGGAGTACTTCGCGCTGCTCAATGCGCGCGGCCTGCGGATGAAGAATCAGCAAGAGTCCACCACCGGCCCCGAGGTGGATTTGGAGGCGATGGCGGCGGCGGAAGCCGCGAAGGTCGCGGCAGCGAACGTCATCGTGCCGCCGCAGCCGTTCAACAAACACTCGGCGGAAATTCTGCACGCGCACGAAGCCGTGCTCGCGCGATACGGCCTCATCGAAACGCTCGGGTGCGACCGGTGTTGGGAAGCGAATCGCCCGAGCGGGTGTCGCACAGTGATTGACGCGGCCGGCGTGCGTGTCGAGTGCCGGTGCGGCGTGCGTGAGTATCGCGCGCCGGTGGGGACGACCGACCAGACGCACACGTTCAGCAAGCCGATAGAGAACGACCGCACGACCGGCATGTTGTTCGATGCGCACGGCCAGCCGACCGCCATGCCGACCGTGCTGCTCGACCGGCGCGATGCCGACATTATCCGTGCGTACCGCCGCCTGCTCCATCGGTACCGTCTCAGCCGCACACTCTTTTGCCGAATTTGCTACAGGGGGCGGATCGGGGAAGACACCGCCATCCGCGAGTCGGTCACCGACGACCAAATCGTCTACGTCTGCGCGTGCAGGCTGCGGTTCACGCAAACATGAGGGTCCACCATGTGTGATTGTGTTTCACCACCCGCGTCCGTCAACCAATTTAGTCTCACTTCTCAAGGAGAAACCATGGCATCACGTCTCGCGGTCATTACGTTCTTGGATGGGGGGCACGTCGACAACTCGCTCCCCGGCGTGGGCGGCATCCCCACGCAGCCTATTTACATCACTCCCCCCAGCGCGGGGCAGCTCCCCGTGTATGGCGGTGGCGGCCATCCGTCGCAGCCCATCTATCTGCCACCCCCCGGGCAAGCCGTCCAACTCCCGGTGTTTCCGTACGACCCGACCGAGAAGCCCGACAATAGTTTGCCGCCGTACGCCGCGCAGTTGCCGATTGTGCCAGGGCGCAAGTACATGGTGAAGTGGCTGGCCTGCTTGGGGCTGATTCTGGTGCCGGACCATACGCTGCCGGGCGGCCGACCGGGCAAGCCGGACAACAGCCTGCCAAGCGGTCGGCCGGGGTATCCGGATAATACCCTGCCCGACGACGGCATGGAGCCGACGCCCAAATAACCACGACGCGGAGGCCGTGACGCGCATGTCCTTGGTCACTGGGGCGTGCGCGTCACGCGGGGGGCTCGTGATGCGCGACGTGACACTGACCTACATTCTCGATGCGGCGGGGAACCCGCATCATGAACCCGATCTGTTGACGTGGGTGGATTGGATAGATCACCACCATCCCCAACTCACCCACCTCGATCGCCTCCCGAATGGCGGGCAGGTCCGGACCACGTTTCTCGGCACGGACCAGCGCCGGTCCCTCTGAAACCCGCCGATGCTCTGGGAAACGCTGATCGTCGGCGGTCCGCACGACGGCTATCAGGAGCACTATAGCTCCCAGGCGGACGCGGTCGCCGGCCATGCCCAGGCCTTGGCCCTCGCGCACGGCCTGACATGAACGATTCTCTCACGCGCTCTCTCCGGGGTCGTCCTCGCCGTGGAGGTGCGTCAACCCCGCCGTGATGGCGGCGTCGGTGCGCGCAGTGATCTCCTGGAGGTGATCCGCCACGGCGACGATGTGTTCGGCCGCCTCGCGAATGCGTCGGCCGCTCTCCCGCAGATAGCGGGTGGTCTCCGCGAGGTTTCGCAACATCTCTTCAATATCAGCCTGCGTCATAGGGGTAACCTTACTCACCGAGGCCTCCGCGCGTCACTGCCAAAAACATGACGGTAAGTGTCAAATTCTTGACACCTCCCCCTGAAATAGCGCATTCTTCCCGACGTGGAAGACACTGGTTCGACGGGTTCGGCGACATCGGCCGCCCCGGCTCCGCTGTCTTCCCACGGCGATATCGTGCAGGCCCTCTCGTCAGGGGCGGCAGCGCAAACGGCCTCGGCACCCCCGACGCCTCAACCCGCCCCCCCCGACAGTCCGGTCGCTCCCCCCGCCTCGCCAGCGGTGCCCCCCGGATCACTTGACCCTCGGACGCCACCGATAGCGGCGGCACCTGACCCGGATGCGGACCTGTCCACCCCGCCCGTCGGTCCGATTCCCGTCGATCGCCACAAGAAGATTCTGGAGCGCACCCGTGAGAAGGTCGCCCAGGAGACCCGTGCGGCCTTCGAACAGGAACACGGCCCGTGGCTGCAACTCAAACGTGAGTTCACCCCAGATGAATTCTCGACCCTCATCCCGACGCTGAAAGACCTCACCAGCCACCCGCAGCGGTTCCTCCAGAACCTAGCGGGCGAACTGGGCTATCAGCTCGTACCGAACGGTCAGAACGGAGCCGCGCGACCCGCGCCGACGGGCGCGTCGTCGCCGGCCCCGACCGAGCAACCGCAACCCGACATCGCTGTCCAACTGGAAAATGGGCAGATTGCCCATACCTACAGCGCCGAACAGCAAGCCCGTCGGGACCAGTGGCTGCTCAGCCAAATCCAGGGGAACGTCAGCAAAGAACTGCAGCCCTTCCGCGACCAACAGCAACAGCAGGAACACCAAGCCTTTCTCGGCCGCATCGATGCCCGCGCCCGCGCGGATTTCGCCGAAGTCGCCGAGATGGAAGGGTTCGCCGAGCTGCGGCCGAAGATTGCGGAGATCATGACGAACGATAAGCGGTACGGGCTCCAAGGGGCGTACTTGCGCGCCTACAAGGAGCACTACCTGCCGACGCGTGACACCAAGATCCGGCAAGCGGTGGTGGACGAACTCAATCAGAAAGGGCGCGCGGCGACCTCGTCGCTCTCGCCCACCCGACGCACGACCGCCGACAGCGGTCCGACGAGCCCACGCACGACGGCCGACATCCTTCGCGAGAAGGCGGCGGAATTCGGCGTGACGTTCTAGCGCGTCGGTCTTCCGGGAGTTTTCCACCATGGCCGATCCAAATCTGGGTCAACTCATTGCGTCAACGTTTGAATCGATTGTCGGCACGGGCCGACCCACCAACAACGTCTTCAACAGCCGCGCGCTCTTGCGGATGCTCGCCGACCCGGACGGCAATGGGAAGGCGCGCTATACCGGCTTCAAGGAAGACGTGACCGGGGGCCGCATCTTCGAGTACCCCATCGAATACGCCGAGAACACCAACTTCGGGATGATTGCCGAAATGGACACCATCCCGACGACCCGCATCGATACCTTTGACGCCTTCCAGTTCAACCAGCGCATCTGCGCCGGCACGGTCGTCATCTCCACGTTGGAGACGGCCCGCAACAAAGGCGAACAGAAGTTTGATGTCATCGCGGCTAAGCTCGAAAACGCCAAAGACACGGCGACGGCGGTGATGAACCGGCAGGCGTGGACCGGAGATGGCCAAGGCAACAATTTCGACGGGGTCACGCGGCTCATCGCGAACAATCCCACCACAGGCACCGTCGGCGGCGTCAACCGCGCGCTCTTTACCTTCGCGCGCAATCGCGCCAACTCGGGCGCGAAAACCGCTGTCATCTACGACAACCTGCGCCAGGCAATGACGACGACCTTCAATCAGTGCTCGCTGGGCGGCGTGGATATGGTCCCGACGGCGGCCATCACCGATGCGACGACCTTCGCCGCGTATGAAGGCTTGCTCGTCGCGGTCGAGAAGATTGAACGCGGCGCGAAGGCGACCGGCGGCGACATCGGCTTCCTCAACGACGCGATTCAGTTCAAGGGCAAGTGCGACTTGATGTACGACGAGGACGCGCCGGCCAATGAAGTGCGGTTCTTCAATCCAAAGGCCATCAAGTTCACGGTGCTCTCGGGCGCGTGGATGAAGATGATGCCGCCGGTCGACCCGGCCAATCAGCTCACTGAAGTGACGAAGGTGTACACCTTCGGCAACCTGGGCTTCAACGGACCCCGCTACCTCGGCGTGGTCTACAACTGCGCGGGCTGAGCCTCGCCACTTTCCACTTCAGGAGTAGACATCATGGCACTCTCACTTACTGGCGATGCACAGTCGTTTGGACAAGGGCTCGGCACGTCGTCGACCACGGCCAAGCACACGCTCGGCACCAAAGCGGTCGATAGCTTTGGCAATACGTATCGGTATGTTCAGGCCGGGGTCGCGCCACTCGTCGCGGGGAATTGGCTGCAAGCGCCCGCGCAAGTGGCGCTCCATCAGAACCTCGCGCCCGTCGGCGGGACCACGGTGGATATCGGCGCGACGTCCTTCACGGTCGTGCTGGGCGCGACCGCGGCGACGGCCAACCAGTATGCCGGCGGCTGGGCCGTCATTTCGAGCGGCCCGGGCGCGGGACTCAAGTACCAGATTGCGTCCCACCTGGCGGCCAATGCCAGTGCCGCGCTCCTCCTCACGCTGAGCCAGCCGATTGACGTCGGGCTGGTCGTCGCGACGAGCAAAGTGGACCTGGTCGCGAATCCCTACAGCAGGGTGATTCAGAATCCCATCACCACGCTCACGGGCGCGTGCGTCGGGGTCGCGACCTCGGCCACGCCGGCGAACCAGTACGACTGGATTCAGACGCGGGGCACTGGGGTCGCGCTCATTGCGGGCACGCCCGACGTGGGCCTCGCGATTGTCGTGCCCGGCACGGCCGCCGGCGCGGCGGTCATTGACGGCGCGGCGGCGGCGACTCCGGTCGTCGGCACAATGCTGGTGACGGGCGTCGATGGCCGCAACCAGGCCGTGTTTATCCTCATCGACTGAGCGCCCGAGCGCGGGAGGCCGTCGCGGCGGAATTGTGGCCGTCGCGGCGGCCTCAGAGGAAAGGGTTCCCATGGACACGAGAAATACGGGGCCGGCGGTGACGATGACCGGCCCCCAATTGAAAGAACTACTGGACGCCATCAACTCTGGCGGCGGCAGCGCGGCGGCAGCCGTAATGCAACTGGTCGAAGCGCAGAACCGCACGATGCGCCGGTCGAATGCCTACACCGATGGCATCAGCCCGTTTTCCCATCCTGAAGGCGAA